AAAAAGTAATATGTCCAACAAAGAAAAAGCTCAGATCCTCATCCTGGTTATATTTATTATCGGGATAGCGTTTGGATCTCTTATTACTTTTATCCTCGATAAAGATTCAGAGTATTTATCGATTCTGGAGTATTGTATAAAAGAGGAGGCACTTACTACAATGACTCCGTATGTCCGGATGGGGTCGAACGACCGCTGTGTTTATCGAGGATGAGCAAGGTACTCACGTCGTTTAAATTATGCGAGTAGAATATACTGAGGAGGAGTTTAATAATTTAGGTCAGATCCTTGATATGATAAGAGAGTCCGAGTAAGAGCTCGGAGATAAGCACTGGAGATATCACTGAGGCGAACTGAGTCAGTCCGTTAAACGATCGATCTCAAGTTGATACTATTCGTCTGGTCAAATGATGGGCGGTGTATCACCATAAATGACTGAGGGAGTAGCTCTCCCCGGGTCTCAGTCCAGTGCTTATCTCTGAGCTCTTTTGTTATGTGATAATATGATTGTATGAGTAAGAAAGGATATAGCGGTCGCAAGCCTAAAATCATAAACGGCGAGCCGGTCGTACCATATAAAAAGAGGCGTCATAATAGTACGCCGCTCGCTCCCGGTGGTATGACAACGTACGGACGTCCGGCTTATTATGCGTATCAGATCGAGGATCCTAAGCTCCCGGAGCCGGTGCCTATTCTTAATACTCCCGGCGGATGGTGGGCTAATAAATACAAAGTCGAGAAACTGATCGACGCTTTTCGGATGGACTGTAGTAAAAAAGAGGCTTGCTATTTTGCCGGTATCAGTATCTCTCAGCTCCAGAACTTTATTGACAAACATCCCCACTTTAAGGACGTGATCGATCACTGTAAGGAGGAGCTCGGATATCACGCTCGTCGCAATCTAGCGATGTCGATTAAAGTCCGGGGATCTGTCCAGACGTCTAAAGAGTACCTCGAGAAAAAAGAGCATAAGCAAACTCGTCTCGGTAAGCTAGGGATCGGAGGTGGTGCTCTGGTCGAGAATAATAACGGGATCATCTTTATGGACTTTAGTAATCCAGATCAAAAAGAGCCGGTCCCGATCGATCCGACTAAGGTACACGTCATCGATGCTGAGGAGGTAACTGATACTGACGATGCAAAAAGTTAACCATCATTACAAGGATTTATTTATACCGCCTCCGGGAGTGCGGTATTTCGTATTGATGGGAGGACGATCAGCTGGTCGATCGACCGCTGGATCTCAGCTGATAAAGACTAAGCTCTTTAATAAAATGGATTATTTCCGGTGTGCGATGATGCGTTTTATTTATGGCGATATCAAAAACTCTATATTTCAAGATACTCTCGACCGGATCGAGGAGGATGGATCTGACGGTCTCGAGGGATACGAGGTACACGGCTCGCCGATGGGATTTACCTATAAGAAAAATAAAGTCACTGGTATCGGTTTTAGAAAATCATCCAGCGATCAAAAGAGTAAGCTCAAGTCGCTGTCTAACTATAACGTCGTCGTCATCGAGGAGGCTGACGAGATTGCTGAGGAGGATTTTATGCAACTCGACGACTCCCTCCGTACGCTCAAGTCTGACATTATGGTCGTACTCATGTTAAATCCTCCAGAAAAAAATCACTGGATTATCCGGCGGTTTTTTAATCTGGTCGACGTGCCGGAGGTCGAGGGATTTTATAAGGCTGTTAAAAAGCCGGAGCTGACTGATACCGTCGTCATCTCGACAACATACAAGGAGAATATCGTTAACGTAAATCCGTCATCGATCATAAACTTTGAGCGATATAAAGAGACTCGTCCGGACTATTACTGGAATATGATCAGAGGGTACGTATCCGAGGGAGCTCGAGGTCGTATCTTTAAAAACTGGAAAACTATCAGCGATGCTGAGTTTGATGCTCTCCCGTACCCGACGACGTATGGTCTCGACTTTGGATTTTCTAATGATCCAGCGGCTCTCCTTGCGTGTAAGACTCACAATAATAAAGTCTGGTTTAAGGAGTTGCTGTATGAGACTGGACTGACTAACGTCGGTAATCACTCTCTGAGTAAGCGTTTCGAGGATCTCGGTCTGACTGGAGCAGATCTTATTTATGGCGATAGTGCTGAAATGAAATCTATCGAGGAGCTTTGTCAAGATGGCTGGTACGTCGAGCCGGCTATGAAAGGTCCAGGCTCAGTAAACGCCGGGATCGACTTACTCCAGGGTCTCGAGGTGTTCTATACCGAGTCGAGCTCTAATATCGATACCGAGCGACAAAACTATAAATGGAGACTCGATCGTAATAAGCTCCCGACTGGTAATCCAGAGGATAAATGGAATCACTTGATGGATGCCGGTCGATACGTAGTAGTATCCGATCGATCCCGATCGTTTGTCGGTTTCGCCGGATGATGTGGTATTATTTTGTTATATGAGTTTATTCAAGAATATCGCCGGGATGATAACGGGTCAAAAGTATGTCGGTGTATTGCCTGGGAGTTTACCAGCGTCGACAAGGTGGTCATCCAGTGATTATCTTAAGGCTCTCGATATCAGTCTCTATACTGATCGAGCGTTATCTAAGCGAGCGGAAAAAGTCGGAGAGGTCGAGTGGATCGTACGTGATAAAAGTGGAGAGCCGATCCTCGGTCATAAGGTCCTCGATGTTTTAAATTATCCTAATGATTATTTTTCTGGTCCTCAATTCTGGGGTCTATATCAAAAGTATTACGACGTCCTCGGTGTAGCGTACATCGTCAAGGATATCGGACGTGAGTTATTCGAGTCGAGTAAGATCCAGAAACTCCATCTCCTCCGTCCGGATATGGTCAAGCCTATTTATAGTAAAGACAATTCGTATATCGATCACTATGAGTATCGGACTAACTCCGGGACTATTCGATATGAGTCTGAGCAAGTGGTAATGATCTTTAATCCAGATCCGAGTAATCCTCTCCAGGGTCGGTCACTCCTTAAGTCTGGTATCCAGACAATCCAAACGGAGGTCCAGATCAGTGCGTACCATGCTCGAGTCCTTGAGAACGGTGGTAAGGTCGAGGGAGTATTTAAGTTTAAGACTCCTCGTCTCGGTCAAGAGCAACTCCAGCAACTTAAAGACGATTACGCTAAGGAGTACGCTGACGCTCGGAAAGCTGGGACGCCTCTCTTTTTAGGTGGCGACTCTGATTATCTCCGTACCGGTCTCACTCCGGATGAGCTCTCGTATCTCGAGGCTAAAAAGATGACGCTCGAGGATATCATCATAATGACTGGAGTCCCTAAGCCGATCCTCGGATCTCTTGATGACGTACAGTTTAGTAACTCGGATGCGGCGATCCGGATCTTTTTGCGTGAGACAATTAAGCCGCTACTCAATAACCTAGCGACGGCTCTTGATCGTACTCTTGTCGGAGATGGCGAGACGCTGACGTTTGTCGATCCTACTCCAGAAAATATCGAGGAGGAGCTTAAGATCACTGAGAGCGGTATCAAAAATTACTTTATGACAATAAACGAGGCTCGTGTCCGTCACGGTTATGACGAGCTCCCGGATGGAGATGTGATTATGATCCCGTTTAACTTATTACCGCTGGGTACTGAGGCTAAAGCTAAGGCTGACGATATTAAAGTAATCAAGTCGACTAAGGAGATCGAGCATCCTCTCCGAGATGAGGCGGTACGTAAAAAGTACGGAGCCGCTCGAGCTAAAAAAGAGGACGGACAGATCACGAGTTTTAATAAGGTCGTCGAGACTTACTTTACGGAGCAACGGGACCGACTCGTCGACCAGATAAAATCTCGTAAAAGTTTTAAAGTCAAGGGATTGCTCGATGATACGTTTAATATCGAGCTCGAGACTAAACTCGCTAAGGCGTCATTTTTACCGACGCTCGCTAGTTTACTAGCTGAGGCTGGAGATGAGGCTATGGCTCTAGCTGGATCATCTTTTGCTTTCAACGTGACGGCAAGTATTACGACCTGGATGGATAAACGCCTGGATGATGCTGGTCTCTCTATCAATACGACAACTCATAAGCAACTCGCTAAGCAATTCGAGGAGAGTTTTGCGGCTGGAGAAACTCGAGACCAACTGATCGGACGGATCGAGGCAACGTATGAGGGTATCAGTACTGGACGAGCGGCGTCGATTGCTAGGACTGAGGTACATAGTGTAAATCAGTACGCTAATATTGAGGGATATAGACAGGCTAATATGCCGATCAAAATCTGGGTATCAGTGATCGACTCTGAGACTCGAGGGATGGATATTATGGATGAGGCTGATCATGTATCACTCGACGGAGAGGAGGTACCGCTCGATATGCCTTTTAGTAATGGACTCATGTACCCAGGCGATAAACGGGGTGGTCCAGCTGAGTACATAAACTGTCGCTGTCAGTCGTAATCAGTGTGCTATTATTAAAGTATTAAATTATCAAAGCGTATGGCTAGAATCAAATCCGGGAAAAAATCACTTACATCGATCCCCGTCGAAATTAAGGAGATCAATAAAGAAAAGTATACGCTTACGATGATAGCGTCGTCTCAAGATGTCGACCGTCACGGCGATACTATCCTCCAGGACGGATGGGATCTTAAGCACTTTAAGAAAAATCCAGTCATCTTAAACTCGCACAATTATAACGATGCGACTGAGGTTATCGCTCGAGCGACTAAGACCTTGGATCGAGGGTAAGGGTAAAAATCTAAGATGCTCCAGACGTGGGAGTTTGCTGTCGATGCTAATCCGAAAGCTAAAATCATTTTTGATCTATACGCCGGCGGTTTCTTACATGCCTCATCTGTCGGATTTATCCCGACTGAGTTTGATAAGCAAAAAGACGGATCGACTGATTACTACACTATCAAGCAAGCTGAGCTCCTTGAGGTTTCAGCTGTATCGGTCCCAGCTAATGCGGCGGCTACTCTCGCTAAGAGTATCGGTATCGATACTGACGAGCTAAAGGGTGCGATCAAAGTCCTTGACGACGATGACGAGACTGAGGATGAGATCGAAACTCCAGAGGATGACAAGACTGAAACTGTAGAGACTCCAGAGGAGGAGGATACTGAAACTGAGCCGGAGGAGACTGAGGTCGAAACTCCAGAGGAGGAGGACGAGACAGTCGAGCCGGATCCAGAGGAGCAAGAGCCGGAAATCCCAGAGGAGAAAAAGGTCAAGGCTCCCAGTCGTAAATCTCTTTACGCTAAAGCTATCCACAAATTAAACGATCGACAAGAGACTGATCTTAAGATCGCTCGTGATACAATCGAGAAAATGCTCAAGGGAGAAAGTACCGAGGTCAAGCGAGATTTTAACTCGATCATCCGGAGACTCCTCAAAGCTAAAAAGTAATACTCCCAGTCGATCCCTCTTACGAGCTACGGACTCAAAACGATTTATCCGATTTAATCATAATTATTATGACTAAGTTTCTAAAGTTTTTAAAGTCCTTGACTGAGCGTGGTTACGCTACGGAGGCTGAAAAAGCGAAAGCTCTCGAGATGCTAAAGGCTCTTGATAGCGAGGATCAAACTGAGGTTGCTGAGCAAGCGGCTGAGGTTGCTGATCTACCGGAGACAGCTGAGGACGCTGAGGCGGCTCAAGCTGAGGACGGCGACGATGATACTCAAGTTGAAAAAGGTATCAAGGCTCTATTCGCTCGTGAGGGTAAACGACTCGAGAAATCTCTTAAGAATGATCTTAAGACGTACATGGATGAGCAAAAAGAGCTTATTGCGGCGAAAGCTGGAGCTTATCATCCAGACGTACAGGCTAAGCGTAAAGAGGTTAACGCCGTTTTGCGTAAGACTGTAGGTGCTGTTATCGCCGGCGATATGTCAGTGATCAAGGAAATGACGACCGATGATCAGTCTACTCCGTATAGTGGTTACACTATCGACTCAGAACTGTCAGCGGAAATCCGACACTTGATGACTGAGTACGGTGTGGCTCGACGTGAGATGGAAACTGTCCAGCTTACTAAAGGCTCATACAAGGCTAATGATCTTGTCACTGACGTAACAGTTTACTGGGTAGACGAGGGAGCTGTCGTTAACTCGACTCAAGCTGTACTCGGTCAAGAAACGCTAACTCTTAAGAAATTGGGAGCGATCGTGACTATGACATCTGAGCTGTTGGAGGATACTGAAATCGATCTTATCTCATTTATGGCGTCTCGTGTCGCTGAGGGATTCGCTCGAGCTGAGGACCAGGCTTTCTTTACCGGAGACGGGACTGGAGCGTTTGGAGACTTTACAGGACTCCTTGAGGTTGCTGGTACTAATGAGGTTACTCTAGCTGGTAGTACTTTTGCGAGCATGAAAGCTGAGGACTTGATCGATATGGTCGATCAGACTCCATCTGGAGCTCTCGGTAATGCTAAGTATTACCTCCATCGTACGATTATGTCTGTTGTGCGTAAGCTCCGAGAGGATGCTGTCTCAGCTGACGATGGTGCTGGAGCGTTTATCTATCAAGCTCCGTCACAATCTGGACCGGCTACAATCTGGGGATACCCTACTGTACTTGTCGAGGCTATGCCGGCTATCGGAGATACCGCTGTCGATACATCGTTTGTATTGTTTGGCGATCTCCGAAAGGCTTGTATCTTTGGGTACAAGGGTGCGATCAAGGTCAAGCGATTCGATGCTGGAGAGGTGCGTAACGTGGCTGACAATGCTGATATCAACTTGCTTACAACTGATCGAGAGGCGATCCGATGGACTCAGCGAGTTGGATACATTACTGTTATCCCGACTGCGGTCACTAAGCTGACAACAGCGCCGTCTTAATCTTAAGACTCTGATGTAATAAAAGTCCTCGGTGTGGGAGCCGGGGGCTTTTATTGTGTCTGAGTGTGATATCATACAGTTATGATTTTTCAAGAGAAAAAAGTCGAGGAGGGATGGGAGTATAAAATAAATGACGTCTTTGGAGTGATGGATTTTTACTGTGACGAGAAAATCCCCGTCGACGTCCTGGATGATATGGTATTATTATTACTAAGACAGAACTTGTCAGCACACGTCGTAAAAGGCGAGGTCAAAACTGATCAAGGGATAGTCCGTTACACTTTCACTAAAGAGCCTCAGTGGGGAGAAGTCTCTCCAGAGGAGGAGGCTGAGTGGGATGATCCAGAGGATCGAGATATATGCGAAAATACACCTACATCGACAAACGAACAGGAGAGCGAGTTTACTCCGATTTACCTTTACGTCGCTCGTATTTTCAAAAAGTTACGGAAATCCGTGGCGGTCCTCCGGGACATATGGAGAAATCCTTTATAACAAATACTAAAAATGCCTGATACCTGTACACCTATATACACTCAAAAAGTTTCTCCGTTTACTGTAAAAAATTCTCCGTTTACTGTAAAGAATTCTCCGTATTCTCCTATCTGCTATCAACCTTCAAATTTCTTGCTTTTTATGGATGGGACAGAGTTCTTTTTAATGGACGGCACAAACTTAGATTTCATGGAATGGCAGCTGTGATATACTTTAATTATGGCAAACCTCATAGATCAAATAACTACTCCTCAGTCGAATCTTGATGGGACTGAGCAGCTATATGGCGTAAAAGATGAAACTATAGACGTCAGGTTTCCAACACAACTTGTCGCGGACCTCGTTGTAGTCTCGACTTCTCAAATACAAGACAATGCTGTTGTCTCTGCTAAGGTGAGCGAGGCTATTCGTTTATCTTTAGGTAAGGCAGACTCATCAACACAGCCAGGAGATGCTCTAAGCAGTTTAGACACTACAGTTACAGGTAGTCAGCTTAATGGTATTAAAACTAAAGCAGACTTCCTTACAGTTACACAAGCAGTCAACCTTGACACAATGGAGAGTGATATTACAACTAAAGCCAACACTGCTGACCTCGCAACCGTAGCCACCTCAGGCGACTACGATGACCTCCAAA